TTCACCTGATTTTGTAGTTCTTTTTTGAACTTCGGTGAGTATTGCTTTAATGCGTTGGCATATAATTTTTTATAATCTTGCCAAATCATTTTATGGATTTAGGTTATCAGGAATATTCAAAGGTTGGAATTGGTCAATAGTTTGCAATCCTGTTGGGATGTAAAGTTTCTCTAATTCTTCGGTAGGGATATAATCAGGCACTTCAATATTCATAATGTCCAACTTTTGTTTAGGACTAATCCACCACGCTTTATCAAGCCATTCAGTTTGCTCGGATTTATTTGCTTCTAATTCTCCGTAAACTGAAAGGTCGTAATCAACATAAAGATTTGTTCCTTTATAACCCCAATCGGTGTGTAATTTCCTATTAAGGTTTTCAGTCAATGCGTTAAGTAATGGGATGGCACAACGAAGTGTTAATGCCTTTTCCCCTTCTCTTTGATTGTTATAGGTCTTTGAATCGCTATCGTTTAAAAGTTGACTAGGTACTCCGTAGATATTACAAAGTGCTTTCAAATCCCATTTTTCCGATTCAATGATATTAAGTTCAACAGGGCTTAAACCGATTTGTTTCCAATCTACTTTATAGCCTGATACTGCAATTGAGTTAAAGTTAGCTGAACCGCCCTTTTGACTTACTGCGGTTTTAAGTGCCTGTGCCTGTGCTTGTCCACTTGTAGGGTCAAACCTTTCATCGTTCATAAATAAAACTCCAGCAGGTCCACCATTTTGGAATGATGCAACGGCAGCGGTTTTAGCTTCGTTACTTCTTGTTAAGTTCTTGGCTGCTGCTCTTAATGGGCTTTGTCCGTATAACTGTCCACCTGTAACTCCCCATTGTGGATTAAAGTATTTATCGTGTAAGATTTCTTTTGTATCAAATGACCACATTTGTCCGTAATAAAGTTGATACCCAGCCCTTGTTGGGGGGAACACATTGATATTTGCAATGATAGCCATATACTGACTAGGCAAAGCAAATAATTCATAAGGTTTACCCTGATTGTTTCCAGCTTCAATAAGTTTACCATAAATAAAAGAATTACCTGTTATCAATTTAAAACCGCACCATTGTTCTACTAAATCACTCCAGCAATCTTCCTCATTAGGATATTTTAGCAACTCGTTTAAGCGTTGGTCTCCTGTGTAAAGTTCGTATGCCTTTTTATGTAAAGTCTCAAGTTCTTTTAAGTTGATGTCTTTTTGTGCAGCTAAAGATTTGTATTTCTTTGCAGCCTTTTCATCTACAACCTTGTAAACGTGGAATGGTGCAATTTTAGCTTTATCGGTAATTAGTTTAATGATTGAGTAAACTATATCGTTTGCTACATATCCATCATCAACAAAACTTCTTTGGTCTGCTCCTTGCCAAGTAACTATACCCCTTTCAATTGCTATTTGGGAGTTCATTGGAATTGTTGGAAATAGTGTGTTAATCTTCTTTTTAGTGAAGATGTCAAATAAACCCATATTATTAGAATTTAAACAAAGTTAAAGAAATTTAAGTTAAAATACACTTACTGCAAATTTAGGTTTTGTCAAGTGAGTAAATACCGCATACCTTGAAGCATCTAAAGCATCATCATTTGCTTTTACAGGTTCTTCAATTACATTATCGTTTTTATCTTTTTTCCATTTGTAAGACATAAATTCCCTTTTAAGATTTTGGCTATGAAAGTGAATGTTTATAGGATAAGATTTCATCTTTACGATTCCTGCCCATACATCTTTTTGAGCAGGTTTAATATTAAACCCTTGTCGGTATAGTTCCTCTATTGATTTAGGTTCTGCTGCATCTGCGTAGATTGTTGCTCGTTCAGGCACTTTCTCTTTTATCAATCTTGTAAGGTCGGATAATGTAAGCCCACTTTGATAAATGATTTCCTCAAAGTAATTCTCTCCTTCGTGATGGGTAACCTTTATGAGTGCAGCTGGATGCACATACCCAAAGTCAAGCCCATAGAATACATCGCCTTCGGGTGCGGTGTCGTATTGTTTCCATTGGGTGTAAATAAGTTCTTTTGCTGCACCTCGTTCTCCTAATCCGTAAACCTTCCACATAAAATCATCAGGTAGGTTTTTATATTGCTCAATGTTTTTTATTTGTGATTCCGATAGGTTTGGGATGTTATTTAGGTAGGTAGAATGAATGCGTTTGTTTTCAGGGTTGTCAGCTATTTCATAAACCCAATTGACAAAGTCAGCAGGATTCCAATCTAGGAATACCTTGCCTGTGGTTCGCATTAGTAATTGGTCGTAAAGTGTACGCTTGATTAAGTTAGCTTCGTTAATGAATAGAACATCCCTTGCTGGTCCTCTAGCCTTGCCTTCATCTTCTAGTCCAAACAGTTCAATGTAAGACCCATTTGGATAAGTGTATATAAAATCGGAAAAACTAAAGTCATTGTCTTGCCATAAACCCCAATTCTCCATTATTGATTTAAAATCCCTATAAACACCTCGCTTGATATGTGGTAGGGAATGAGAAACAATTGAAATCCTAGTCTTTGGATTGTTGTAGGCTATCTCAATCAGTAACTGAACAATGGAATAAGACTTTGAACTCCTTGTGCCACCTTCATTGCAAATGACAGGATAGCTGCCTTCGTACGCTCTTTTGTTGGCAAAGAATACAGGTGTTGCATTAATCTTCAATTGGTTTGCATCGGTCATCTTCTTGTATTACTATTTGAACGCTACCTTGAATGTTTGCGTTTATGTCGGTTGTTTGTTTTGCTCTACCTTCTAATCTATCAAGTATTTCCTGATAAGCCTTTAAATCTCCTTTGAATGCCTTTTGTAATACCATCATATCTAATTGCTCTGCAACTGTGAACTCCTCTTTTTCACCTGTAATTGGGTTTGTTTTTACTTGCACTAATTCAAGTAAACGCAAAAGCCTTGTCTTGCTATTTGGTATTCCTTTTGGTCTGCCATTAGGGTTTCTAATTTCACCCTTTTGTGCTGGTATTAAATTTTGTTCGTTTGCCATTTTCTCTAATCACTTTCTAATTTATTGAGCGATAGGGTGGTGCTGCCCCCCTTCTTTAGTATGGAATACTAACGCATTACTGTTATGCTTCTATCGCTTGTTGTCTTGATGCCAAAGTTACCTTATTCCCCTTATACATCCCTGCACCAATTTCATCTATTTTGCTAAACGGAATTATTGGAACTGAAATTTTACAATCCTTATGAATAATGTAAATATAACGAAGTTGATAACCTTTTAAATATTCAAATTCTTTAGGTGCTGCTGCTTTGCCATTATTTAATAATATATGTTTACCCTTTTGCAATGTAAAATCTGCTATTATTTTACCATTTAAAGTACCTAAAGTTGAATTTATTTTAATGCTTGTTAAAACAAATCCACTTGCCCTGTATATTGTTCCATCTCCACATAAAGTACCATCACTAAAAGATAAAATCCATTTTATATGTGGTGCATTCTTTTTTATTAGTTTTATACTTATTGCAATACATCTACTTTCACTATATTTTGGCAAATAATCATCAAATGCCATTCTATTAAGTTCTAACATTTCATTCCATAATGTTCCAATAACTAATGGCAAAACTTTTCTTTTATCCATTGGGCTACCATAACTTAAAACTCCGTGCATTTTATCATCTAAAAAGCAACCAAAATGTAGTGTACTGTTTGGAACTACTTTACCTGAATAATGGTTTAATTTAACAAAGTCATTAGCAACTTTACTAGATATAACTTTTACTAGGATTTCCTTTGCTCTGCCCATTGCATTATTATTAAATATAAAGCGTTACCATTTGAATTTTCGTTACCCATTGTTTCTGCATATTTATATTCTTCGGTGCGTTTGATTTCCTCAATAGCATTTTTTAGTTGTGTAGCCTGTTCATCTGCTAAAGTGAAAGTCATTTGCTGGAAAGGGGATTTATCGCCATCAGGTAGGTTAAATCCTTCGCCTAAATCCTCAACATTATCAAACCCAATTATATCTAATCCCCATTCTTGTATTAAATCTACATCCCAATTGTTTGCCAATTCTGACCAATCGTGTGAGCCAAATGAAACATTATCTTTAATAATAAATTCCCTTTTCTTTTCTTCGGTAAGGTTATTAGCGTGGATTACAGGAACATCGGTTAACCCAGCTTCAATACACGCCTTTAATCTCATATTGCCACCTAATACCATATTGTTTTCATCAATTACAATTGGTCTTAACTCAAGCATTTGGGGGAAATCTTGGATTGACTTAACAAGTTGTTTAAACTTATGGTCTTTGCAAATTCTTGGGTTATTAGGATTTGCTATAATTAAATTAATATTCATATTGCCATTTATAATTTTGTACTAAATTGACTTCTCCCCTGCAACAAGAACAAATATTACCTCTATTAAATCCTGTTTGCCTTGATGCTTCGTGAGCAGATTCAAATATATTTACAACCTCGTTTGTTATTGAATTTATTTGTTTTACTTTTTTTCTAGTTCTAATTGCTATATAATCAAAGTTAGGTTTAAATAAGCCATTTTTAAGTGCGTGTCTAGTGTTTTCGCTTTTAGTTATAAACTCTAAATTTTCTAAAGTATTATTTCCTTTATTTCCGTCTTTATGGTTTACATCTAATTTTGATTCTCCTATCCAATTAATAGCCACTAATCTATGTACTGTTTTTGTACTATGTTTCCCATCTTTGCAAAGTGTAACTATTTTATAGTTGGATTTATCACTTGCTGCCTTTAAAATCCTATTAGTAATTAGACTTTTAATATTGCCTTGATTACTTGCTTGGTACAAATTTTCGTACCCCTTTATGTCTTTAAATTGTTCCATAATGCAAATATAAGACATTATTGTGAACTTCTTGGATTGTTTGGGTTTGGTTTGATTTCGTTGATTAACATTATCGGTTTTTAGTTGGTGTTCTTATAGATGCAGTTTGCGGCACTTCTTTACTTTTTAAGTTGTTTAAGTCCAATTCTTTACTGCATTTATTACATTTAAAAGTGTAGGTTTTAACTTCACTATGCCAAATGTACCTTTCGTTTAAAGTTCCACACTTACAGTTGTATTCCTTCTTTGAGAATGTATCTTTCATATTACTTACCTTGTCCACGACTAGGCTTTGGTTTTGGTGTGTGTTTGTTGTAGGATTTCTTTGCTCTGCCTTTTTTACGAGTTCCAAATTGGACTTTGCCTGATGGGTTTAGTTTCGCCATTACTTATATTTTTCAATTATTTCGTTTAACTCTAATCTTGACCATTTTTTAACTCTGTTATTTACTGCTTCGTATTCTAGTTCCTTAACTGCTTTTTCGCCTATCCTATCAACTAAACCTATTCGGTACATAGCTTGATTTCCGTGTTTAAACATATTGCATCCAGCACATTGTAGGTGAATATTCCATTCGTTAAAACGTAAAGCAGAATAACCTTTAACTGTAAAATAATGACCAGCTTGATTTCCATTGTTACTTCCGCAACTGATACAAGGCATTCCTTCATCACGACGCCTGATGTATAAATTCACAATCTTTTGCGTTTTCTCAAGTAGTTTAGGAAGTGGTGTTAAAGCCATAATGCAAAATTAGGGTTTTATAGTACGAAAAACAACTATTCGGCTTTGGTAGGTAAATCGTTTCTTGTTGACAGGGTTTAATGATTGTTTAATTTGGTATTCATTTACACCTGTTATTCTTTTTGCGTAGGATATGGATTTAAATATTGTTTCTTGTTTATTGTCTAGGTATATCATTCTCACTGGTTGTGAATTATCCACATTAGACATAAATTAGAGATGTTTTATTTGTTCTTCTTCCTTTTAAATACCCATAAAGTGTACTTTCATTAATTCCTAATAAAATTGACGCTTCAACTGCACTATTGTAATATATTCCTGTTTGTGTATCTAATACCATTTTACTGAATCTTTCTTTTGTTAATAGTCTTTGTTTATTAGTAATAATTTTTAAACCATTTTTAAAAGCGTGTTTTACGTTTTCGCTTCTAGTTGCCCATTCTAAATTTGACAAATTATTATTGGCTTTATTCCCATCAATATGATTTACATCGCATTTATTTTCAGGATTATGTAAAAAAGAAAGTGCTAATAATCTATGAATAGAATAATTTTTAGCTATACCATTAAAGGATAAAGAAACTTTATAATATCCATACCTATCTAATCTTGGTTTTAGTTCTTTATTAGTTTTGTAATTTATAATCTTACCATCTTTAGTAATGTTATAATTTGGGTAATTTTTAATTATCATTTTATTAATCGTTTTATTTCGTAGTATAAATCAAATGTTCCAAGTATCATTATGGCTAAAATAAAGCCTATAAATATCCTTGTAAACTCAATGGCTACTTTAAACAGTTCTTTCATAGTTATTTGTTTTGGTTTAATATTTTGTCCACCCTAAATTTGGAGAGTATTGTATATCTAAAAAAGGAAATTTAATGTTGAATTTACCTTGCCACCAAGTAACCTCATTTAATTCGCCACCAAACCATGCTTGATGCCAAATAAACAAATATCCACAATACAAACTAAATCCACAATTACCACTGTGCATATTGTTTAACATTAATCCAAATTTTGGATATAAACCTAATTTTGTAAATTTAAATTTTAATGTATAATATCTGCTTTTATAATTTTTCATAGGTTATTTGTTTTGGTTATAAGTTTTGTTGTAGTATTCACTTGAGTTTCTTTTTTTTAACACAGCATTTGTTTTGCCATCATTAAATGCCATCATTAAATGTTCTTTTTCCATTTGTTTAACTTCCTTTACTAATAACTCGATGCCTCCAATA